GCCAGTGCAGTCGCATCACACTTGGTCGAGTCGAGAACGATCAGGCACGTCGGCGCATAGCTGGTAACCGAAACCGGCGTGCAGTCGAATGCCCACGAGAACTGAACCGGCGCCGGTGAAGCGTTGACGGTTGCGAAGTCCTTCTCGGACGGCGCAGCCAGTGCTCCATAGACGAGGTGCAGCTTGAACCCGAGATCAGATGAACTCTCGTTCCCGACCTTGGACCTGTAGGACAGACCGAACACCTGACGAGTCTGCTGACCGAGAGCGACACCACCAGCAGGCGCCGCGGTTCCGTCACAGCCACCGAACGCATCCGGATAGGTCCACGCCTCGATCGTACCGGCGAAGGTCTCAGCTGACAGAAGGTTCAGGTACTTCAGGTTGTCCGCGTACTGCGGTTGTGGTGCGGCTCCGCCTGGCTGCTCCTTGACGGTCGTCAGACCATTCCAGGCGAATCCCGTGTCGTACAGCGAAGTACCCGAGTTGAACGGGTACAGCACGCCGTGATCGACACCGGTCTCAAACTTCTTGTTGCCGGTGTCATCCCAGACAAGGGCAGTCATTGACTCCTCCTCAGAAGTACGTGTAATAGATGTCGTGATTCAGGCTTTCAGTTGTGTAATGCCTGACGTACGTCGTCAAGGGCAATCCAGCGACCAGGTCTGGTATTGGACTGTCCGGATCCTTATCGATTATTGTTACCTGGTAACGAGTTGTTTTGTCGTAGGGAATGTTGTCCGCAAAACTTACATACGCATAGTTCCGGTTGTATATAATCGCCGGATAGAGAATTTCTATGCCTGGTGGAGGCTGGAAATATACATGCACTCCACTTTGGAGACCTTCGAGAAGGATCTGAAACTCAAGCCGTGTTCCCATCCCACTGACCTCCAATCGACAATATAAGTCGCGGACGTTGAACCTCAACGTCGGTTATCTGCCAAACGTTACCCTCCCACCTGACGTATCTCATGTTCATGAAATTCGCGTAGGCATCGGCGTCTCCAACGATGCTGAACGAGTTGCCAAGTTCGAGGCCAACGTTGAGTACCGGAGGCGTTTGAGAGGGCGCCACCATGCGTCTGGCATCTCTGACGACATCACCGTAATATGTTCTTTCGGTAATGACTTCCTGCCAGACGCCTGGTGACGTCTCCTCTCTGGACGCAAAGCCTACGGCTCCGGAGAACCGCATCTAACTCCTAGTTGTCGCGGCGGAAGGTCCACTCGAAGTTGTCGGAAGTGAACTCGTAACCCGCGTCCGGAACGGCACGGTAGGTCACGTAGGAGCCGCTCGAAATGGCGGTCTGATCACCGACGGTCAGCGCCGAGCTCTGAGTGCCATCGTCAGCCACCGTCACGTAGGTGAGGTGGAGACCCGAGAAGGCCGGGATGGTACCGACGCCAGTGACCTCGTTGAAGGTCGGGCTGGCAGGATCGGTCAGCATGCCAGTTCCGGTGAACTGCTCGATGACCAGGGCGCCGCGGTACTTGGTCATGGCGCCCGAAACGCGGGTCTCCAGCAGGTACTTGAACTGGTTGTAGTCGATGTCGAAGAAGTCGAACATCGAGACCTGGCCGCCACGGTCGGCGCCGTTGGTGTAGTCCGAGAGGTTGACGACGATCCCGATCAGGTCGGGAATCGACTCCATCACCTCACACGGGATGACGTTGTTCACGCCGAGCGCAGCCGACAGCTCCACGACGGTCGGGTAGATACGGCGGCCGAGGGTGTCCTTGATCAGGAGCATCTTGGCGAGCCAGATCCGGGTCGTGTAGAAGATCGGGTTGCCGGAGCCGCGATAGAAGCGGAAGGCGTTCACGACGCCGTCCACGATCGCGTCCGGACCCACGTTGGCCACATCGATCGCCGTCTTGGCGACGTTCACGGTGGTGACGTACATCTCGTCATCGCCGTAGATCGGACGCACGTTGGACGTGTCGATCTTGTCCGGGTCGTCCACGTCACGGCCGTCGCCGATCAGGATCGCGCGCGCGAGCTCCTCGTCGAGCAGGAGACGCATCTCGGTCTGCAGCCAGGACACCACGTCGAACTCGGTGATGTCGAGGATGTCGTCGCGGTCGAGCTTCTGCTTCTTGTAGATCGTCTGCGGAGTGGTGATCCGTCGTGCGATCCGGATGAACTCCTCCTTCTTCAAGGAGCCCTTGATGTAACCCTTGGCCCTGGCCTCCTGGAAGGTGATGTCAGCAGTCCAGCTCCTGATCCGCGAGAACGGGGTCTTGCGGGTCGAGGACAGAACTGAGGAGACCCACTCCATCCTCCGGGAAATGAAATCCGGGGAGTCGGTGACAGCCTGGTCGTACGGGAACAGGGTGGAGATGTCGTCGATGCCGTGAGCCAGAGCGTACTCCTCGACCGCAGCCTTCAACGATCCGCCCTTGTGTGCGGAAGCGAAGATGTCCTTGATATCGGAGTGGGACAGCGTGGCTCCGGCCGACTTGATTCCATCGGCGGAGGTCTGGTCAAAGACGTTTCGGCTCACTTGGTCGTCGCCCTTCGGGTTCGAGTTGTTGTTGTTCTGATCGTGTACAAGCGGATCTGGATCGTCGGTCGTGCTGTCCTGCTGCATGGCAGCACCGACCATGGCGTTGACCATGTTCTGCTGCTCTGGAGTGAGCGTGTTGTAGATGTCCTGCATCGTGGCATCCGGACCAAGACCGCCATCAGCCGGATCGAACAGGTCGTTGTCCCCGTCACCATCAGGATCGGGGTTGGCCGCTGAAGGCTTGGGCATCGGACCCTTCTGCCCGACCAGCTTCGGCGGAGGAACCGTCATGCTGACGCCATCGACGCCATGCGTGAGAACCAGAGGCTCTCCGCTGAAGATGATGGCCTCATCCTCGAGAATCTGAACGCCGCCTTCAGCATGCGCGACATTGATGTTCTCGATGAACGCGCCCGGATTGGCGCCTGAAAGAACCAGGCTGACCTCACGGATGATGCCGTGAACGACATTCTTGGCATGCTCGACGAGCTGGTTGGCGTAGATCGAAAGGGCGTTGAGGTCCTTGTGGATGACAAGAGCCTTCGCCTGCTGTCCGTTGGGGGTGTCGTTGAAGTAACCTTCTCCCCACACGCCATCATCACGGTTCGTGAGCATGACGTGGCCGAGAACGTTGTCAACGCTGTTGTGCTGGTGCTGCCACACGAGCGGAACTTGCTGTCCATCATTGCTCTTGAAGGCGTGGGCCACAATGGTCCTGCCATCGGAGCACCTAATTCCGCTCTTGGTGACGTACCCACTGAAGTCAGGTACCATTTTGACTGCCGTCTCCTTGTGTTATAGCCGGGCGTGTTGGGACTGATGGAATCTGCGGGATCGGAGATCTTGGTGGTGGTACCGGTCTCTTCAGTGCCACACCAGCCACAGGCAACTCGCCGTATGCCGCCGGGATGTTCTTGTTGAGGAGGATGTCTGCATGAGGATCGGAAGATGGACGGAAACCGATGATGCTACGCATGTCGTTCGACGTCAGAACTTCATTACGAGTGAACTTATCGGCGATCTCTGCAAGATCCTTGACCGGAACCAACTTGAATGGATCTCTGATGTACAGAATCGACTGTCCCTGCGATCGAGCCGTCTTCGTCAGGAAAGTTCTCTTCATTGCTCCTGCGATGGCAGCTAGAATAGGCTCGACAGTTCGATTGTAATAGTTGAGCATCGGCTCTTCAGCGGCAGTACCATTCATGACTTCCTCGGTTAGACCGAGTTGGCCATACAGCATCACCGTAAGATACTGAATCTGATCCATCAGGTTGTTTGTCGTTGGCCTGTTGAGTTGAACAATCTTCTCGGTGCCGTCCGTATAGGCGATACCGTACTGGGAGCCCTTGAGCTGGAACTCAATCTCCTTGAGTCTCTTATCGGCTTCCTGCCGGCGAGATTCAGTCTTGATGACGTAGGGAAGTTGAATGATCAGATCCAGTTTCCCTGATCCGCTCTGCTCATCCACTGCATCCAGAAGGTTCAGTTTCCTGAGTAGTCTCTGGAGAGTAGAGTTCGTCTCATTCATGACTGAATAGAGAGGATTCTCGACGATAGCAACCATGTTCTTCTGAACAAGAACTTCTTGCTGGATACCCTTCGCCTCGTTATACGCTCTTACGAGAACGTGTTTCGGGTACCACTGCATTATTCGGCCAACTCGCATCGAGTTGACGTCGTAGCCTCCAGTCAACGTCGGGTTCAGGGTTGTGTCGACAGGAAGAATTGCTATTGTTCCTTCATCGAACAGCGTTTGCACAGCGTCCTGAATGAACTGACGTCCACTCTGATCAATGTTGGCCTGCACTTCCAGGCAATCGTTCAATGCTGACGGCATGTCCTCTTGATACTGCTTGTTGTCATCAAGACGAACATGACGGAGTGGAACAGCAGCAACATCAATCGCAATTCTGGTGTAAATCGAAGCGATGATCGTTTTCTCATTGAAATAACGGTATCGCTGACGATCCGGACGGTTCGTGTACGACATGCCCAGATCAGTTGACGGGAGCGCAGGGTTCTGATCCTGAAAGACAAAAGCATTCCAGGCATGCTTGAGACGATCTGTGATTTTGCCCACAGTCACCCCCTTCCCTTATTCGAAGGAGTATTCGCCAATGGTTTTAACTTAGAGACTTAAGTTCCTTTCTAAGTTCGCGAACTCTGGCGTTAAGTTCACGATCCGAAATATTCCTGTGAACTCCCCAGAGGATGTTTGCTGTATGAATCGTTTGAGCAGCAGCTAGAAGAAGCGAACCTTTACCAACCAAGGCAGCAAAAGCTGGATCACCGGCTTTTAGCCCGGCAAACCCTCCAGTAGCGAGAATTGCAGCCACGGAAGCTGCTCCGGCAGCCGAGTACTTCAGATAAGTGCGCCTGTCAATCTTCCTATCGTAATAATCACGATTTTCAGGAGTTATCTTAGGCGTTTTATCTGACGGAAGAAGTCGCTTCGATCCATCCGCGGCTTTTGTTTCCTTGAGTTTTAGAACTTTTTGAGACGATCCCGCTAGAGCTCCAGCCCCAGCAAGAATGTTCCCGGCTGGAATCAATTGCCGAGTTATTGATTCTCGCTTCTTATCGATCTTAGCGAGATCTTTTTGAACATCGGCTACGGTTCGGGTTTTGGTTACGCCCCAGTGCATTCCTTTAACACCAAAATGCTCAAGGTAATTTTTGACGAATTTTTCGCCTGCCAAAACATTATCGACCGACATGACCTGTTCTCGGTTCGGAGGTTGATTCATTCGAAGGAGTCCTTGTTCGCTTTGTACGCAACGTAAGCGTCCATCAGGGCAGAGACGTTGTCGATCTTCTGTTCCTGCCGTCTCTTGACTAGCTTGCGGTTACCGTTCGTGTCTTCCATGGTAATCGCATTACCCATGGCAAAACTCATCAGTTCCTGGTCAAATATGAGCATGCGCTCACCAGAGAAAGCTTTAAGCTCGCCTAGAGGGACCGACTCTGTTCTTGCTCCCTGAATGACCTTCTCAATTCCGAAGGGACCATTCTCGGATTCCCAGCGAGTCACGAACTCTTTTGCATTGTAAGGGTCGAACCCGAATGACCTGACGTCATACTCATTGGCCAGAACAAAGCGCTCCAGGTCGTCGTAGACTTCCATCATGTCGAGAACTGCACCCTCTAGTACATGAAGGCTGCCCTCTCTGATGAACTCGTCATACTTCTGTCGCATAGCTCCTGGAAGCTTCGACATCGTCAGACTCGAAATATAACTTCGTGTCTTTACGCCGAACGTCCCGTCAGTAATCGGGAACAGGAATGTGAAAGCACAGAAGTCGTCACCCTGCGAAAGGTCAGCGCCCATCGAGCAAGGCATCTTCCAGAATTCACGAGGACGATGCGGAAGAGTCTCCTCATACGTGAAGAAGTAAGTGAACCCTTCCATCGGAATGCCGAAACGTTTAGCCAGAATATCGTTTCTTGAAGCGGGCGCCATCTCTGCCCGCTCGACATCCAGCTGATAAGTTTCGTAGGTAACCGTCTTACCGATGTTCGGATTCGCCTTCGGCCACATTTCAGGATTAGCGACTTCTTCTATGTCGTCTAGCTTGTAGTGCCAGACAGACACGTGCGGATTGATGTAATCGCCTTTGAGAATGTCGGCGAGTTCCAGTTTGATTGTGTCTCCGGAACCATTCCTGATCGTTCCTTCTGAACTAACTGCCACGATAATATAGTCGGGTAGTTTAGAAGCTCCCTGTTCGAGTGCGCCGATGACGTCCTCACGAATATCACCGGACAGCCACTCGTCGACTGTCGAAACCTTAGGCCTGAGAC